CCTGGGGCGTGGACGCCATCCCGTGGTCCGAGGAGCGACCCGAGGCGTTCGCGGGCCTCCACGCGGAGCACGTGCTGGTGGTGTTCGACGAGGCGTCCGCGATCCCGAGTGCCATCTGGGAGACGGTCCGCGGCGCGATGACCACGCCGGGGGCGATGTGGGTGGTGCTCGGCAACCCCACGCGCTCGAGCGGGCCGTTCTACGAGGCGTTCCACCGGTACCGCAACTTGTGGACCCGCATGAGGGTGGACGCGCGATGGAGCTCGCGGGTCGACCGCGCCGAGATCGAGGAGATGATCAACGCGTACGGTCTGGACAGCGACTTCGTCAGGGTCCGCGTCACTGGCGAGTGGCCGTCGACGTCCGGTGCCGGGCTGATCGCGCGCGACGTGGTCGACGCCGCCCGACGGCGGGTCGTGGAGGACGACGAGGGGGCCCCGGTCATCATGGGGGTCGACGTCGCGCGGTTCGGCGACGACAGGACCGTGTTCGCGTTTCGGAGGGGTCGCGACGCGCGGACGATCCCGTGGCGGGTGTTCCGCGGGCTCGACACGATGCGGGTCGTGGGCGAGGTCATGGCCGCGCTCAACACCGTCCGGCCGCACGCCATAGCAGTGGACGGCGTCGGCATCGGCGCCGGAGTCATCGATCGGCTCCGCGAGCAGGGCGTGCTGGTGCACGACGTCCAGTCCGGCAGTGCGGCGTCCGAGCCGTCCCGCTATCGCAACCGGCGGGCGGAGCTCTACGTGATGATGCGGGACTGGCTCAGGAGCGGGGCGATCCCGGATAGCCAGGACCTGGCGGACGAGCTCACGATGATCGAGATCGCCTACGACAGCTCGGGTCGGTTGGGCCTGGAGAGCAAAGCCGACCTGAAGCGCCGCGGTCTGCCAAGCCCGGACGAGGCGGATGCGCTCGCGCTGACGTTCGCGGTCACGGTGCCGAGGCTCGACCTGCCGATCTTGCCGCGGCTGGGCGGCGGGCGCGACCCAGTGCTACGAGTGCACGACGTGTTCGCGTGATGGGAGCATAGGATGAGTGCACCGAAAGCTCCGAAGCCGCCGCGGCCGATCCGGCCCGAGACCGTGTCCCAGGCCGTGCTCGATGAGGAGGAGCGCCGACGCCGGCGTGGTCTCGAGGGGGTCCGCGAAGCGGTGACCGCGTCGGCGCAGATGCCACCGACGCCGCTCAACGCGGCCTACGGCCTGGTCCTCCGGCGGCTGTTCGGCGGCGGGTAGCGGCGGTGAACGCCACCGAGAAGGAGCGGTTGAAGCGGCTCCAGCAAGCGTTCGAGGCCGAGCGCTCGCAGTTCGAGCGGACGTGGGCCGAGATCGCGCGGCTCTGTCTGCCGTCGCAGGAGAATTGGTTCGGCGAGCCGCCGGCGGAGGGGCCCGACCCGCGCATCTACACGACGGTCGGGCTCGAGGGGCTGCGGCGGTGCGCGGCCGCGCTGGCCAGTGTGCTCGCCCCGGACGGAGAGCGGTTCCACGACCTGGTAATCGACGGGGACCCTGAGCGTGAGCGCGAGGTCGCGGAGCGCGCGCTGCGCGCGCTCGAGGTCCTGCGGGATCAGGGCGGGTTCCAAGCGGCGATCCAGACCGCGCTGCAGGGCATGGTGGCGTTCGGGCACGGGTGCGTCGAGGTCCGCGACGTACCCGGCCGAGGCCTCGCCTACCGCGCGATCCCGTCGCAGGAGGTGTGGTTCGCGGAGAACGAGCTGGGCCGCGTCGATCGGGTGCACCGGCGGTACCGGCTGACCGGCTGGCAGGCGCTCGAGGCATTCGGCGATGATCTTCCGCCGCGCGTGCGTGAGCAGGCCGAGCGCAACCCCGGGGTCGAGCTGTCGTTCCTGCACTGCGTCTACCCGCGCGAGAAGGGTCCCGGCTACGACAGCGTCCATCTCCTCGCGGACAGCTACGAGGAGGTGCAGGAGGGCACCTACCGGACGCTGCCCTACGTGATCGCGCGGTTCCAGGCGGTGCCGGGCACGGTTTACGGGCGCGGGCCGGCGTGGTACGCGCTGACCGCGCTGCGCGCCTTGAACGTGATGCGGCGCAACGCCTTGATCGCCGACAACCTGCGAGCGCGGCCCGTGCTGGCGACGGCGGCGACGATCGTCCCGCCGCCCGCGCTGCGGCCGGGGGCGATCCACCGTGGGTGGCTGTCCCCGGAGGGGAGGCCGCTGGTCGCGCCGCTCGACCTCGGGACGCGCGCGGACGTGTCACAGCTCGAGGAGGCACTGATCCTCGAGGTCAACGCGGCGTTCATGACCTCGCTCTTCCTGGATGCCGCGCTCGACGAGCCTGGCCACCGCACCGCGACCGAGGTGCAGGTGCGCGTGCGCGAGCGGGCGATGCTGCTCGGGCCGATCGTGGCGCGGCTGCAGCGCGAGTTGCTGGCACCGATCGTCCAGCGCGAGCTGGACATCCTCGAGCACGAGGGTGGGCTGGCAGAAATCCTGCCCGAGGGGGTCGAGCGCCTGGATCTGGAGTTCGTCGGGCCAGGCTGGAGGTTGCAGGGGCAGGTCCAGGCGCAGGGAATCGAGCGGACGATCGCGGTGCTGCAGCCGTTGGTGGCGGCCGACCCGGGGCTGGCGCAGCTGGTGGACTGGCAGGCCGCAGCGCGGCTGGTGGCGCGGGCGAACGGCGTGCCGGCGGACGTCCTGCGCTCACAGGCCGACCTGGCGCGGCTGCAGCAGCAGGCGGCGGCGCGGATCGTGCAGCAGCTCGGTGCGGCGGTTGGTGGCGGGCAGGCGGCCGCACCTGAGCCGGTCGGGGCGATGCTGCAATGAAGCCGGGCGAGGCGTTCCTGGCGGTGTTCGGGCGGCCGGATCGGCGCACCCCGGCACAGGCGGCGGCGATGGGCGCGCTGTGGCGGTTCGCGTGCGTCGACAGCACGACCGTCCCGGCGGAGGGCGTGATCGATCCGCTGCGGCTGGCTCTGCTCGAGGGCCGCCGGCAGGTGGTGTTGTGGATCGAGGCCGAGATGGCGGCCGAGATGGCGGAGGAAAGTGATGGTCGAAGGTGATGCGGTCCCGAGCTCGGGGCAGCCGCTGGGTGCTGCGGACGCGGCCCCTGATTGGGTGGCGCAGCTGGAGCCGCAGCTGGTCGAGGTGGTGAAGCACAACGGGTGGAAGAGCCCGGCCGACGCGGTGCGGAACTACGCGGCTCTAGTCAGCTACATGGGAGCAGACAAGGCGGGCCGGGGCGTAGTGCTGCCAAAGTCGGACGAGGACCTCCTGTCGTGGCCGGGCTGGGAGAAGCTCGGCACGCCGGCTCGCCCCGAGGACTACGGGATCGCGACGCGGCCGGGTGTGGATCCGGTGCTCGCCTCGTGGTTCGAGGGGATCGCGCACCAGTTGCGGCTGCCGAAGGTGGTCGCGGAACGGTTGGTCGCGGCCTGGGAGGGGCAGGCCAAGGAGCTGGCGCAGCAGGAGCAGTCCGCGGCGCTGGCGCGGCGAGAGAAGGAGCGCGACCAGCTCCTGCAGGAGTGGGGCTTCCGCCGGCTCGAGCGCCAGGAGCTGGCATCTCGAGGTGCACACGTCGCTGGGCTCACGGACGAGCAGATCGCGGCGATGGAGTTGGCGATCGGCGTCAAGCCCGTCATGGAGATGCTCGCTCGGATCGGCGGTCTGGTGAGCGAGGCCAAGGGGGTGCCGCACAACGCGCTGAGCCCGCGCGTCGAATCCGTCGAGGCGCTGCAGGCGGATCCGGTGTTCATGGAGCGGTATCGGGCGGGGGACCCGGACGCCGTACGGCGCATGAATGCGGCGATGCTCGCGGAGGTGCGGGCCGGCCGATGACCGGCTCGCTTGAAATAGCGCGCGCGCTGCATTACCAGATGTACTGATCGGCCGCAGCCGCAGCGGGGAGCCGTAAGGTCCGCTGCGGAGGCGGTCTAGGGTCCGGCTCGCCGGGTAGCCCAGGGACAGGCCACACCCTGGAGTGCCGAGATGCCGAACGAGATCTTCACCGTCTATCAGAGGTTGTACTCTCAGGAATTCAAGTTGGCGCTGCAGCGCGAGGACTTCCTGCTCGCGGGCTGGACCGAGCAGCGCACCGACTACACCGGTGCGGCCGTGCAGCCGCTCAAGACCGTCGGCAAAGTCAGCTTCTCGGCCCGCACGCGTTTGGGCAACACCCCGTGGGAGGAGCCTCAGTACTACGCCCGGTGGCTTGTGGGTCAGGCCCGGCATCTGCCGCTGATCTACGACGTGACCGATGAGGCGCAGCTTGGGTTCAACCCGCAGGGCGCGCTGATCAAAGCCGCGCGAGCTGCCATGAACCGGCTCAAAGACGAGACCATCCTCGCGGCCTGTTTTGCCAACGCCGTGACCGGCGGCGACGGGACCGGTAGCACGCCGTTCCCCTCTAGCATGGTGGTCGACGTGGACGTAGGGGGCACCGGCACCGGGCTCAATTACGAAAAGATCGTCACGGCCTTGGAGTTGCTGGGTCAGCAAGAGGTGAACAAAAGCGAGCCGATGGTAATGGTCGTCTCGTCGAAACAGATGGGCCAGCTCATGCGCCAGTCCGAGGCGATCATGACCGAATACTCGGTCGCGGCCCGCCGCGATTCGAGCGGGCGCATCGTCGGATTGCTCGGGATCGACATCGTCGAGATCAATTACGCAGGGTTTCTCTCCGGCGGCGTCCGTGACGTGCCGCTGTTCGTGAAGTCCGGCATGCATCTCGGCATCTGGCCGGCCGCGACCGAGGTCCACATCGAGAGGTTGACCGAGAAGAATTTCGCGACGGGCATCTATCATTCGGTGATGCTCGGCGCGACCCGAACGGACGAGGGGAAAGTCGTCCGCATTCGGTGCGCGGAGGCTTGAGCATGGCGACGTTCGCTACGGCTAGGCTCGCGCAGGGAAAATCGCGCGCAAACGTCGTCCTCAACCAGTCGACCGCGGGGACGACCACGCTGGATGCGCTGCTGGCCAGCAACCCGTCGTCGGTGCTGCTGGTCTACAGCAGGGCCAGCGCCGCGAATTTGCGCTCGCTGCAGGCCACGGTCGAGAAATTGCTGGCCGCGATCCGGCAGCGGGCGTGGTCGCCTCCGGCGGGGACCTGACGCGTGCTGGGGGCTGTCGAGCTGGTCAATCAGGCCCTGGCCAAATTGGGCCAGGCGCAGCGGCTGACGACGCTCGACAGCCCCGACGCCGCGGCCGTGCTCGCGCGCAGCGTGCTGGACGTGGCGCGGCGGGACGAGCTCCGGCGCATCGCCCCGCACTTCGCGCGCGCGACCGCGACGCTGGCCGCGACGGTCGGCTCGCAGAACTCGGCTGGTTGGTGGTACGCGTTCCCTGCTGACCTGATCCGGCTCCTGGGCGTCGAGCCTCTCGACGCGGTGCCCGCGTGGTCGGTCGAGGGCCGCGGCGTCCGGGTGCCGGGCGACGGGCAGGGCATCCTCATCTATTACGTGCGCGATGTGCTCGATCCGGCGCACTGGGATGCCAGCTTCGCCAACCTCATGGCAACGCGCCTCGCGTGGGAGCTGGCGCCGGCGTTGACGCAGTCCGACCAGACGCTCGCCAAGCTCGCGCGGGAGATCGAGGACGCGCGCGCGGCTGCGGCGCAGGCCGACGCGCACGAGGGCCTGCCGGTACCTGTGGCGATTATGTCGGAGGTCGAGGCCGCCCGCTACGTCGGGTTCTAGGCCGTGCGCCCGGAGCTGGCCCAGACCTCCTTCGCGCGGGGCGAGGTATCGCCGCACCTGTTCGGCCGGCACGACCTGGCCCCACTGCAAGACGCGGTCGCCTACGCGCTCAACGTGCTCCCGCTCATTGAAGGCCCGGTGACGAAACGGCCGGGGACGAGGTTTCTCGGCGAGCCTCACCCGACGGCGGCCGTGTTGGTGCCGTTCGTGGTGTCGCGCGCGGAATCCTACTACCTGGTGCTCGGCGACGCACGCATGGACGTGTGGTCGCACCATGGGCAGCTCGCGGCGCTGTCGGTGATCGGGGGCCCGCTCTGGCCGCAGTCGGCGCTGCGTGATTCGGACGGTCGCGTCCTGGTCCGATGGACGAGGCTGGCTGACACGATGTGGCTCACCTGCCGCGGCCAGCGGCCGCTGCGGGTCCAGCGGCAGGCCGACGGCACGTTCGCGGTGTCGGTGGTGGCACCCCGAGACGGCCCGTGGGACGATGAGAACCTCGACCCGGCCAAGAAGCTCTACGCGTCGGCGAGCACGGGCACGGTGA